CCCATGGTGACATGGCCACTCAAGAACTCAAGGGCAACCTCACCTTTTGGGGGTAATCGGCCAGCCCGAATATAGTGCGAAGATTGAACAGTCTTATCCTCGACATGAACAGAGGAATCCAATCCTTCAATGTCGGTCTCCACACAAGCAAAGTCCTGATGGGCGGTAACATAATTCCGGACAACAGAACCCAATTCTTCAGCGGTACGGCCACTAGCATACACAATGCCATGAATTTTGTCAATGCCCCATATGGCACGACGACGAGCTGAAACACCTTGAACGTAAGGGCCTTGTATGACGTTATGATGTGGTGTCCCAGACTGGATCAAGCGCGGCTTGAAACTGAAATCGTCGTCGAAGACACCTTCAAAATCACATTTGAGTTGGCATTCGGCCTTAACAAAAGCCCCACGAAGGGTGGCCATTTTGATGTCATATGTGCCACTGTTAACCTGCTTACGTGCGACATCAAACAACTTTTGTTGGGATTGGGGAAACCGGACCTTCCACTGTTGATAAGTGAAGGCCTGACATGGGGTCTCAGACCAACCAGGATACACATCATCATATGTGATTTCACGCCAGTTCTTATAATGCTTGAACATATCAGCATCAAACATGGGCGTGTGGTAAACCTGGGGTTTCAGACCTCGTTGGACGATGGCAGAGAGGCTTGAATGGGCGCTGTTCTGGGCAACAATGGGAATATTGGCGGTGGAAACAATTCCACCAGCAGCCAACCTAGGGGCAACACGCCCAGGCACAGGTTCACGCTCCCGGTTGGCAAGCGCGTCACGCACCTCAAGACGGGCAGTTTCGTCAATGGGTGCAGCCAAAATTTGGTCAACCGTCATAGACGGAGGAGTGGAAGGCAAAGCCACAGTGCCAGGAAGCGGAATGAGCCTCGTACAACTCACAGAGCTGGACCTATCAATCCGGTAGCGACCAAAAGGGTCGTGTGGTTTCTTCTCCTGCGTGGACAAGCCAGCAGCGAGCGCAACACCGCCGGCGAACACAGCCGCCCCAACAGCAGGGACGGCAAAGGGGAAGAGGATGGCCGCTGCTGTCACGGTAGCACCAGCAGCAGCAGCAGCGCAAATTGCTTTCTCACGCGTCCAAACACGGCGAAATTTCAAATCCAAAGCATCAGCATGGACCTCAAGACTTTTCATCATGGGTTTAACCACACCATGCAACACGCCAGTTTCAAACGGAACGTGGTGGACAAAGGCAAGACAGGCAGAAGCAAAAGCGGCATCGGAAACCATGGTTGGTGGCAGGTTATAACTCTGAACCTTATACCGGATATGAGCCAACAACGCCTTAAGGTTGTCAGCATCACGCTTCTTACCGATCATATAAGTGCAACACTCAGCAACAAGCTTCTTGGGGCACAACATAGTGATTGCATCAGCCTTCTGATACAAAACAAAGAACGGGCCCCATGAATAAGCACGTATGTCTGGGATGGAAAGAACATCTCCAGCAACAGCTGAGCGGCCAGGTTTGTCGGTCAAAGCACCAACAAGGTTAACGTGGCCGTAATACGTCGGATCGTTAACACTGGCAGAAAGAGGTGATGGTGAAACAGGAACAGAGGGAAAGGATCCTTGAACACAACGAAACACAAAAATGACATGACTACCAACTGCACACAACTGTGACCAGCACAGGGTGTATGTGGCTAAGTCAGCATCACCTGGAAAAACATAGGACCCAGCACGAAGCCAGGCCATGTTAGAATGCACATACGGGCGAGCGTTTCCACGAACCTGCATGGAAACGCGCTCATCATCGATAACATGGTACGTGGCCTCCCCACAGCCAAACGAACCATAGGCATCGTCAAACTGATGGAATGAGGCGACCAAGACACCCACAATAGATGACAAACACAACCGGGCAATAACGGTTGGGGTCAAGTAATATATGGAATCGATGGACAAATGTGCAATGGGGCGTACGCAGGAGCAATGCTCAGCACGGTGCGCGCACTGATTGGGCGCACCTCGATGCTTAAACTGACGTATAACGTCCTCAGCACAGAGAACGGGGCAACAGGACCAAACGGTCCTGCGGCCAGCGGCATGGTGGCGGGCAGGATTGCCGCCAATGTCAACGAACCTAGCTTCTGGTGTTACTTGATAGCCACGAGTGGTATCACGTAGAAATTGGAAAGCTCTTTGTTCGGACATCTCACGCTCACAATGAAGGATGGGATGTTCATGTGGGCGCTGATGGGCCGCCGGCACAACTTGAAGCCAAGGCATACTCTTGGTGAAGTGTTCAAGTTGTGGCGCGTTCAAAAATACAGTCGACACGTAGCGAATTCGCTGCTGTGTGAGTGAAGGCTGTACCCACCACCGTTGTGAATGCGCAGAAATGCGCGCAGTAACAGCGGTGGTGGTCTCGTGGGCAAGTAACCCCCGGGCAACATGGTTTTCTATGTGCGGGTTGGACAATCTTTCATAGCGAGTGGTGGCATCCAGAGTTTCCCAAGTAGCGTGTGGGAAAGCATGTGGAGGCTCAAAAGCGTGAACAGAATCGTCAGAACCAGCGTCAGACATGGTGACCGAGGGGGGAAGGAGGCAACACAC